CTCAAAGGTAGGACTGCGGAGGGAAGAACCTTGAAAACCGAATAGAGGAGTGTTTATCCCAAGCTTAGGAGGCAACGACATGGGGAAAGTCATTGAAGTTGTTGTGAAATCAGATGAATTCGTCCGCTGGGCTCAAGAAGTGAAAGAGGCTGCGGAAAAGCTGCAGGGACTTTTGGAGAACATGCCGAGAAGTGTGAAAGCTGCCGTCTCCATGAACCACAGCGGCCAAGTTTGATTGTAGCACCGATATTCTGCGGAAGGAGGTCGAACCATGGTCTGGGATGAAAGATGGGAGAAGTGGAAAAAGGAAAATGCGGCCGAATTAAAACTTCTCCGTGAGTTAACCATCAAGTTGAGGAGGGAGCAGCTTGAACGAACTGCTGGAGAAGATCGCGCTTGCACGGTCAGTTCGGGGACCATACAGGAGGAGGTTTCTGCATGATTTGCTGCGGGGTATGCAAAAACTACATCGACTCTTTCGACACGGATAGGCACAGGAAGTGCCGGGTTACCGGCAAGCGGCACTGGCCAGGAGACTCCGCCTATGAGTGTCCCAGTCTGGTAATCGCCATGGCGGCCTGGGAGAGACGGAAGGAGGAGGTGCAATATGGCTGAGTTTGATATTCCGGGGTTACCGCTGTTGCGTCAGGAACTCGCGCAGATGGCAGTAACGCCGGGACACAGAAGCTCAACGCTCGGAAGGCTTATCCGAGAGCTGTACGACGATATCCGGCAGGCCCGGATCACCGGGCATAGCTGGCGGGAGATTTCCGAGACCATTACTGCTACCACAAAGATCAGATGTTCACAATACGCTCTGGCAACGAACTTCCGGCGAATTGACAGCGAATGGGAGAAAAAAACGGGGGTTGCCGCTCTCGAACCCGCCCCCGCGAAAAAACGAGGGAGGCCTAGAAATGTGCTGGATAAGGCGTCGTAACAGATGGCTGCGGTTGTTGGTGCTTCATGCGGTTCTCCTGGTGCAGCTCCCTTTGACTCTTGCGGAACTCCCGAAACTCGGGACGGCCCGCTATCTCTCCGAAGTGAGCTTGGGACTCTCCAGGGCGTATGCCGAGGCGTGGAGAGGGGAGTAGGAGATGGAGCAGCAGTTTGTCGAACAGTGGGCATTCGAAAGAGAGTTCATTTCTTTTCTTCTTTCGATACTGGCCATCGGATGGACAGTAGAAATCTGGAGAGGACGAAAGAAAGAGAGGTGAAGGACATGTGGGCATTTCAGCAGATGGAGACACATTTATGGATCGTTGGATTTTTCCGTCCTGACGGTGTGTGGTTCCCCCAGATCGAGTTCAAGACCCGTGAGGAGGCCGCCGCGTATTTGAATTATCTGTATGGAGGAGATGGTCGGGTATGGAAGGGAACGAACTGACATATTTTCTGGATTACGGAGCCCGGATCGATAACAGTCTCAAAGACCCGAACCAGGATCCCAACGCGAACCGCAGGTGGAAGCATGGAAGTAGGCGTAGGCATAAACAGGCGCTTAAGGCGCAGAGGAGGAGACGGTGAATGCGATTCACTCCTGGAGCGGTAGCGTTTCTCTCGGCAGTGTCGTTTTTTCTCGGGGCTTCTGCGGCTGTATTGGTGCAGCTGCTATGAAAACGAAAAAAGCCTCCGGTTTCCCGGAGGGCTGTCGATGGAACGAGGTAGGTGCTACGAACACCTGCCCCCTATTTTAGCACAAGGAGGCGTTTATGATGCAGCAACTTGTATCCACAAAGGAACTTGACCGTGAAGAGTGGCTTGAGAAGCGGCGCCAGGGCATCGGCGGATCTGACACCCCGGTCATCGTCCTGGGGAACGATCATCCATTCACTACTCCCAGGGAGTTGTGGGAAGAGAAAGTCGGTATCAGAAGCAGCGATGAACCGACGCCGGCCATGAAGAGAGGAAATGCCCTTGAGTCAACGATAGCGACGCTCTATGCCGGAGAGACGGAGCGCAGGATCCGCAGAGTCAATGCCATCCTTCAGCATGATCGGTACGACTGGATGATCGGCAACATCGACAGGGAGATCGTAGGCGTCAAGGGGCGAAAGCCAGGGATCCTCGAGATCAAATGCCCTGGCCTCCGTACCTTCTCGAAGATCAAGCGGGAGGGTATTCCCGATTACTACCAGCTCCAGATGCAGCATTACCTGGCGGTTTCGGGGCGGGAGTGGGGGGCGTTCGCGATCTTCAACGCGGAGCTCTGGGAGCTGATAGCCCTGGACGTGGAGCGGAACGAGGACCGGATCGAGCTCATTTACGACCGGGACTCCGCTTTCTGGAAGCTGGTGCAGGAGGGGACCCCGCCGGAGGAAGCGAAAGATCAGGTCAACCCTAATATTCCTCCGCTGCAGTCTGGCATGGAGCTCGTACAGATCGACGGCCAGGGATGGAGATCTGCCGTCGAGGAATTCCGCTTGGCGAAGGAAATCCTCTCCGAAGCGGAAGAACTCGAGACATCGGCGAAAGAGAGGCTGCAGCAGATCATGACCGTTGCAGGAGCGACGGCTGCAGAGGGTGCCGGGCTCCGGGTGTACTGGACCGAGCGGGCTGGAAGCGAGTCCTTTGACCATAAGAGCTTTGCAAAAAAACATCCCGAGCTGGCGGAATCGATGAAGCCGTTTTACAAGCGGTCGAAGCCGTCGAGGCCGTTCCGGCCATATTTCCTGAAGGAGGAAAAAGTCTATGAATAATGCGATTGCCACGATGCCGCAGGCGCAGATAAACCCGCTGAACCGGGAGCAGGTTGAGCTGATCAAGCGGACGATAGCCCGGGATACGACCGACGATGAACTATCCCTATTTGTTCAGGTCTGCAACCGGACGGGGCTCGATCCCTTTGCCCGGCAGATTTACGCGATTAAACGGTGGGACTCCCGGGAAGGGAGAGAGGTCATGGGGGTCCAGATCTCCATCGACGGTATGCGGCTCATCGCGGAGCGGTCCGGGAAATACATCGGCCAGATCGGCCCCTACTGGTGCGGGAAGGACGGCGAATGGCGGGATGTTTGGCTCTCGGAACTTCCGCCGGTCGCCGCGAAAGTGGGGGTGCTCCGGTCCGATTTCCGGGAGCCCCTCTGGGCCGTCGCGAGATTTCAGGGATACGTCCAGACGAAAAAGGACGGGAAACCCTCCGGCCTCTGGGGAAAGATGCCGGATGTCATGCTTGCAAAGTGTTGCGAAAGCCTCGCTCTACGAAAAGCCTTCCCGCAGGAACTCTCAGGCCTCTACTCCGGCGAGGAGATGGGACAGGCTGAAAATGATGATCCCGGTAGTGGAGTGACAAGAGCCGAGGTAGTGGAGCCCATTGAGGTAAAAGCCGAAGCTGTGAAGGAAAAAATCAAGAAGCTGAAGTCCGATTCAGGCAAAACAAAAAAAGCCGATGCCGATGATACCGAGAAGCGGAAAAAGGAAATATGGGCCGGTTTCCTTGCCAGGTACGACGGAGATTCAGATCGGGCGATGGTGGCCATCAAGGCTGTCGTTCCGAAAAATTCCTCCATGGATTGGGACGAGGCGGATCTCGATCTTCTGGGAGGAGAGCTTGAGGAACCTCCTTACGAACTTTTTGACGGCGAAATGGTTTCAGTCCGGGACGATCCCGGGCTTCCATTCTCGGATACTAACGGGGCGGTTTAGTACCGCCCCTTTTCCGGGGTGATCTCTCATGGCTGAATACCGAACCCTAAAGATGGATTTCTGGACGGACCCGTTCGTGGAGGAGCTTCAGGCTTCGACGAAGCTCCTCTACCTCTACCTGATCTCCTCTCCCCACACGAACAACCTGGGAGTTCTGGAAATCACGAAAAGACGCATAGCCTACGAAACCGGGCTTGATCCGCAGGATGTGGAAAATGGGCTGGCTCAGTTGGAGACTGCTGATAAAGTGTTTTCAGACGGAAATTTAATCTGGCTTTGCAACTTCGTAAAAAACCAGACAACCACATCTCCAAAGCTTATCGAATCTCTAAAAAAGCTGATTCATTCCATCCCCTTAAAACTGGCCAGGAGGATATGGGAACGGTATCCGAACCTTTTTGACGGAGACCCTTCCGTACCAAAATGTACCGATACCGTATCCATACCGTATCAGGAATGTACCGATACCGTATCCATACCGTCCGGGGAAGTGGAAGTGGAACTTGGAAGTGGAAGTGGAAAGGAATTAAAAACAAATACTCTTGTCGCCGCTCGAAGCGGCGACGGGTCCGACTTGGAGGTGAAAACGCCGAAGCCTCCCGGATTGCGGGTCCCATACAGCAAGGTGGTGGAACTCTGGAACACCATCATGGGACCCAGGGGAAAACCGCGCATCACAGAACTCTCCGACTCCAGGAAGCGATCTGTGAGGGCTCTTTGGCGGGATCGTCCGACCGCTGATTTTCGGGAGATTGAAACGTGGGAGAGATTTTTCATCCACTGCACGAAGAGCGAGATCCTCATGGAGGCCGGATGGTTTGTATTCGACTGGATCCTGAAGCCTGGGAATTTTCTGAAGGTCCTCGAATCCAATTATCACAATGCTCCGGGAGGGAGGCGAACGACATGGGTAAGCCGGTAAAGGTCGGGGTGAAGGTCCGTGAAATGCTTCGCGGAGTATTCCAGCGGCAATACGATGCCGGGGTCCGGTTCCGCACCCGGGAGAAGCGCCTCGAGGACATCCTCTCCATGGTGCGGCAGGAATATCCGGAGGCGACTATGGAGCAGCTCGTAGGAGACGAGCTTGAATTCCTGAAGGCTGAGAGGTCCGATGACGAGTGCGGATTTTTCCGGGAACAGTCCAGCTGTCCCTGGGACTGCGGAAACCTGGGGAAGCTCTGGATCGTCGTGCGGAAGGAGACCCGTTCGGGACCGGTCTACTCGGTCGGTTACCAGATGTGCGGGAAATACCTCGCGTGGCAGGAGAAGAAACGGCTGGAACAGGAGAAACGGGAGCAGCCATCAGAGGGGACGTTCGTAGCCGCTTTTTCGACGAAATTGGGAGGGCGGAAATATGAAACGAATGACGGCTGACCTTGAGGACCTTCGGAGGAATCTGCTGCGGGAGGCGGAGAGGGTGAGAAATCAACTCGATACCGAATTTTATCTCCCGTCGGGCAGGCGTCGGCTTGAGCAGAAACTCCAGAGGCTCGGGGCGGAGATCGAGAGGATTACCCGGGAGCTCGACGAACACTCCGGGCAGCAGCCCCTTTTTTGAGGAGGTAGAGATGTGGGAACTAGCAAAATCGAATGGACGGAAGCGACGTGGAACCCGGTCACCGGATGCACTCCTATTTCCGAGGGGTGTGAACATTGCTACGCCAAACGTATGGCAACACGTCTCCGCGGTCGGAGCGGGTATCCGGAGGATGAGCCGTTCAAGGTGACGTTCCATCCTGAAAAACTGTGGGAACCGTATCACTGGCGCAAACCGCGGAAAATCTTCGTATGCAGCATGGGCGATTTATTTCATGAGGATATCCGCTGGTGGAACTTAAACAAGGTTTTTGCTGTGGTAGAGGCTTCCCCATGGCATCGATTTATGGTCTTAACAAAACGACCTCAACGTATGCGCGGATATTTCAATTTTCTGAGGAGTGTTTGGCGTGTCCGGGAGTGGCCGGCTTCTAACCTGTGGCTCGGTGTGACCGCAGAAAATCAGCAGTGGGCCGACGAGCGGATACCAGTGCTCCTGGAGATCCCGGCAGTACGTCGGTTCGTGAGCATCGAACCCATGCTCGGGCCGGTGGATCTGCGCCGGGCGTTCGGGACCGAAGGTCCCAGGCAGACCTATATCGAACAGCTCGACTGGGTCATCTGCGGCGGCGAGACCGGCCCGGGAGCGCGGCCCCTTCACCCGGATTGGGTGCGGTCGCTGCGGGACCAGTGCCAGGCGGCCGGAGTGCCGTTCTTCTTCAAGAGCTGGGGGGAGTGGGGAGCCTGCGACCAAATGAAAATCTGGAGGCCGCAGGAGCATTCCGTACCCGGCATACGGCCATTTGGTGATTACCAGGATGTTTTTCGCGTCGGCAAAAAACAGGCCGGCCGCATGCTCGACGGCCGCACATGGGACGAAGAGCCGGAAGACGTGAACGTTTCTAAGGAGGTGTGGTAATGGCTAGAGGCTTCAACAAGGTCATTCTGATGGGGAACCTTGCCAGGGATCCGGAGGTCCGCTACTCGGTGGATCGTAAGGCGATGGCGCGTTTCTCCGTGGCGGTAAACAATTCCTGGAAGGATAAAAACGGGGATCTTCAGGAAAGCGTGGATTTTATTCCGGTCGTCGTCTGGGGACCGATGGCGGAGAACTGCGAGAAATATCTGAGCAAGGGAAGCCGGGCTCTCATTGAAGGACGGATCCAGGTCCGCAGTTATGAGGCGAAAGATGGTTCGGGGAAACGATATGCAACTGACGTGGTGGCATCCGGAGTGACGTTCCTCGGAGGAAAAACAAACGGAAGTGATTCGGAGCAACGGCTGGAATATGCGGATGAAGTCGGCATTAATGCTGATGGATCCGATGAGCCTGATGTAGATCTTCCGTTCTGATCATGGGCCGGTATCAGCATAACCCCGGGCGATACCTGGAAAAAAACAAGGTAAAGATCCTCGGGGAATTATGGGATGACACAGTAGTCACTGTTGCGGCACGGCATCAAATTTCCGTGACGTATTTTATGAAGACGCTTGCCCGGTGGGAGGGAAATGAGCCTGAAGGGAAAAAACCGATTTACAGAGCCTCCCCCCTTCCAGACCCTCCGAAGGTCGCGAGGGCTCCGGAACTTTTCCCGGGGAAACGGTACAGGTTCAATTCCTGCAAGCTCGCCCTTCAGTATATCGCCGCTTTTCCAGGGAAAACGCCGGACGGGTTTTTGTATCTGTTTATGGAGCCCGCATCAGGATGGAAGGAAAGCTTTACCGTACATCAGCTCAAGGATGATTTCAGGGGAGAGGAGGAGAAAAAATGGAAAAAGACCCAAAAGCGGAGATCGTCCTGACCGGGCTCCCCCCCTCGTTGTGGCAAGCCTATTACCAGCGGCGGGGCGGAAAGGGAAAGTGTCTGACCGAGAAGGCGAGCGCATGGAAAAACGCCGCGATCCTTGAGGCGCGGGCGGCCTACCGGCAGAAGCCGTTGCAGGGGCGGCTCTCGGTGACGGTCCTCTTCCGGTGCAAAAGCCGGGGCGGGTGGGACATTGACAACCGGTACAAGCTCCTCCTCGACGCTATGACGGAGGCGAAAGTCTGGGGCGACGACTCGAAAATAGACCAGCTCCTCGGGATCGTCCAGCTCGACGGACGGCTGAAAAAACCCGAAACCCGGATCCTGATTTGGGAGATCTGCGGATGAGCATGACCGCTGAAAAAATCCGGAAGGGGTGGGTGGTGTGACATGCGGTTCACGGAGGGAGCGGAAATGGAAAACAGGCTTGAAAGGGCAGAAGCTCCGGTGACGGATCTCGAGCGAAGGGTGCCGTGAGAGGCCGGACGCCGGACGGGAAGCACTACCTGTTCCGGAGCCGGCATGGGAGCCGGTACGCCTACACGTGCTACCAGCTGAAGGATGCGCTGTGCGGGGTGTGGGGATGACCCTCGCCTACCTCCTCTATCTCCACTGGCTCCAGGACAAATCGTGCTCATACGAGTCGGCAGCCCGCACCGTCGGGTGCGAGGTGAGATACGCGCAGGCGTTTTTTGAGCAGTACTTCAGGTGGCGCGATGGAAGGTGGTGTATGGGAT